CGCCATCCGAACAAGGATGCACCGTGCGGATTGAGCTGGACTTCCCCCCTGCGGAGCTGTTCCCTAACCGTGCCAAGGGTACGCATTGGGGCAAGCTGTACAAACTCCGCTCGGACTACCGTGAGAACAGTACGTGGCTCGCTAAGCACCAGATCAATGGCTGGAAGCACCAAGGCGGAAACATCAAGCTGACGATCACCTTCGAGATGCCTGACAAACGCAAGCGTGATGCAGACAACTGCCTAGCCGCCGCCAAGGGCGCCCTCGATGGATTGGCAGACGCGCTGTTCGTGAATGACCAGCTCTTTCAGCCGATCCTGATCTACAGGGTGGAGGGAAAGAAGCCCGGCAAACTTATCGTAGACATTGAGGAGCTGACATGACCGAAAAAATGATAGACCCGAATGATGCTGTAGATTTCATGATTGCCCAGTCCGCCAAGTACGCTCAAGCTGAGGCAAACAAGGTGTACATGGAGGAGCTGAGGAAGACCATCAAGGCTGAGGAAATGAAGAACGCTGAAGCCTACGGCAACGGCGAGTACAAGACCGCCGCCATGCAGGAACGCGAAGCCTACGCCTCCCCACGTTACAAAGAGCATTTGCTGGCGCTTAAACAGGCCGTAGAGGAGCGCGAACGCCTTCGGTGGCTCCTCATAGCCGCTCAGGAAAGAATCGCCGTATGGCGCTCTATGGAAGCTTCTAACCGCCACGTCGAGAAGGCTACCCTGTGAACAACAATCTAAGCGCCAAAGAAAAAGCCTACGTCGGGCTGGTCAAGGAGCTCCCTTGCTCTGTATGCGACCAAGAGGGGCCCAGTGACGCCCACCACGTCAAACAGCATAGGCAGTACACCGTAGTGGCTCTGTGCAAGTCCTGCCACCAAGGGAGCAAGATGGGCTGGCACGGGGAGCGTAGGGCGTGGGCTATAGCCAAGATGGAGGAGATCGACGCCCTGAACGTAACGATTCAAAGGGTAATGGAGCTGTTGATGCGACGTTAGGGTTTGTCCTAATAAAAATATTTTAAAAAGATCTTCCAAACCGTTTTAACTTGATGTTAAGATAGCGTCACTGCAATAAGCAGGTTACTTGAAAAGGAAGTCATCATGACAACAGCAACACAGATCCAGACAGAAGCTTTGATCGCAACTGTCACTTCTGACATCGACGCACTCTACGTGCTCGACCAACAAGCCAAAGCATTGGCTGAGCAAATCAAAGCCTTGAAAGATTCCATCGTTAACAAATATGGCGAAGGCGAGCACAAGGGCGAACTCCACAGCGTGACTGTCAAGATGGTCGACATCTCTGGCACTGTTGACTACAAAAAGCTTTGCGTAGCTTACGGCATTCAAGATGCTGTCCTCAATACTTTCCGCAAGGAAAGCCGTGCTGACATCCGCGTAACACCAGCTAAGTAAGGAGATCGACATGAACAAGAAAATCAAACTTCAAAACATCTACGCTGGTCAACTCGTGGTCACCAGCAACAGCCCAGAAGCCCAAGTGCGTACCGTTGAGAGCGTTGAAGGTTTCATGGTTACCCTGACTTGGTACGAAGGCACTAACCAGTGCATTCAAGGTGTTGACTACTCTTTGCTGATGACACCAACCATTGAGCAGATCGAGTACAGCATCAGCAACCATGGGCGCCTTGCCAACATGGAAGACGTCAAAGACGTAGCTCTTCTCATCGGCTAAACCAACAGGGGGCTTCGGCCCCCTTTAAGGAATCAAATGCCTGATTTATTTGGTTATGAAGAGTTTGACTGGCGCAGAGAGTGGCAGGGTATGCCAGAGTTCTTTCAAGAGGATCTCATGCCTTACCGTGTCCTCAATCTTCGCTTCAGGTGTGAGGAGGACGTGCAGGAGTTTGCCAAGCTCGTAGAGCAGGTGATCACGCCCAAGCAGAAGGCGCTGTGGTTCCCTTACGCTGAGCCACGCAGGGCTTCTCATTTGAGGTGGGTCGATGAATCCTAAGTACCCTGTCTACATTGTGTCCAAAGGGCGCTGGGAAACGCGCCTGACAAGCAAAGCATTAGAGCGCATCAACGTGCCCTATTACATCGTGGTTGAGGCGCATGAGCGAGACCAGTACGCCGCGGTCATTGATCCGCACAAGGTGCTGGTGTTGCCAGAGAAGTATCTGCAAGAGTACGACACCTGTGACGATGTGGGGGAGGCGCGTGGAAAGGGCCCCGGGGGCGCTCGCAACTTCTGCTGGGATCACAGCGTTGCCATGGGCTTCACCCGCCACTGGGTCATGGACGACAACATCGCTAGCTTCAACCGCCTCAACCGCAACCTCATGGTCAAGGTCACCTCTGGCACGATCTTTCGCGCCGCTGAGGACTTTGCTGACCGCTACGAGAACGTCGCCATCGCTGGCTTCAACTACGACTTCTTTGCCAAGGCCAAGGAGCCCCTGCCAGCGTTTGTGATGAACACCCGCATCTACTCCTGCCTGCTGATCGACAACAGCCTTCCAATGCGCTGGAGGGGCCGCTATAACGAAGATACAGACCTTTCCCTGCGTGTGCTCAAGGCTGGTCAGTGCACCGTGCAGTTCAACGCCTTCCTCCAAGAGAAGGCCACAACACAGACCATGAAGGGTGGCAACACTGATGAGTTCTACGCCAAGGAAGGAACCTTGCCCAAGTCCCAGATGATTGAGAAGCTTCACCCTGACGTAGCCGAGGTAGTGTGGCGCTTCAACCGCTGGCATCACCATGTGGACTACACGCCCTTCAAGCGGAACCAACTAATTCGCAAGGAAGGCGTGGTCATTCCAGAAGGAAACAACGAGTATGGCATGGTGCTTAAGGATATTAGGGAAAGTCCCAATGCCTAGCCCGTTTTAATTTGGTGTTACAATTCATTCACTGCAACAGAGCAGGTTACTTGAAAGGCAAACATCATGACTCACCCATTTGAAAAAGCAGGTCTCGGAAAAGCTCCCTTCTCATGCACAGGCGTGAGTGAGAACGTTTGGGACAACGGCGACGGCACAACCAAGGCTGGCGGCGTGTGCGACTACTGCGGTACTGGCATTCGTTGGGAGTTCTGGATCAAGGGCTCCATCGCTGGCGCTAAGCAGTTCAAGGTTGGTTGCGACTGTGTAGCCAAGACTGGTTGGGGCATTGAGCGCTTTGAAGAAGTTCGCGCCGCTCACACACGCGCACGTCGTCAAGCTGGCGCGGTCAAACGTCGTGAAGCTCGCCAAGCCCAAATCGCCGCAGAACGCGCTCAGCGTGATGCTCAGCGCCTTGTGTCTACCCAAGCATGGCGCGAAGCCAACAGCGCCTTGGTGGCTCGTTTAGAGGCTTACAAGGGCACAAACACTTTCCTGCTCAGCTCTATCGCTAACCTCGCCTACTGGGGCAAGCTGTCCGAGCGCCAAGCAGAAGCCGTGGAGTCCTGCTTTGCTGTAATAGACCGCCAAGAAGCCGCTCGTGCCAACAGCCAGTACATCGGCGCTGTGGGCGACAAGGTTACATTGACCATTACTGTGGAGCACATCATTGTTTTGCGCTCTGAGTTCTACGGCAACAACTACATCACGATCGCCCGTGACGAGAACGGCAACGCCATCACTTACAAGGGTAAGACAGACATCGGCGCCAAGGGTGCTACCTCTACCATCAAGGCAAGCATTAAAGAGCACACCGTGTACAACGGCATTAAGCAGACAGCAATCCAGCGCCCAAAGGTAATTTAAAAAGAGGGTAGGGGTAAGTCCCTACTTCTTTTTTGTTTTAATTTGATGTTACAATCACGACACGCCAATAAGGCGGTTACTTGAAGGAATCAAAATGAAATATACAAAACTCACCGCTAAACAACACATGGTAATGATTGATTTTTTGGCTACTGCTAAAACCAATTCACTTACCAATTTAGCCGCTTGTGTCCCATCGAGCCACGCATTGTTTAGAACAAATCAAGTTCGCCAAATCAGGGTTGTTACAGATGCAATCGCTTGGGGTTGGGATGAGCTTGGTAATCGTGTTCGCCTTACCCCTGACCTTCGCGTTTTGCAAGAAAACGGTTGGGGCGATAGCGCACGATAAAAACAGGGGGGTTACGGCCCCCATCAATCACAAATTACTTGAAAGAAATCAAAATGACAAACGAAATTCAAACTGTGATCAAGACAGCAAACAACGTCCGCATCAGCGTAGACGAGCACGACGACGGCGTATGGCTGTCCCTGCAATTCCGTGGTGCTGACGTGTACACCACCATGAGCCTTGAAGAGGCTGAGCAAATGATTGTCGGACTGCAAGCAATTCTTCTTGCCAAACAACCAGCATGAGCGAAACAATCATGAGTGACTACATCAAAGGATTCGACGCAGGTGTGAACTGCGTTTTGACCGAAATACAACGCTTGGAAAAAATCGGGCCCATAAGCCTCGAACAGCTCATCAAGCACCTTGACCCTCAACGCGACCAGAAAACGGCTCCAAAGCCCGATAAAGGGGCTCCATGAGCATGGCTGTGATCAAGAGCGTACGAGTTGCGCTCCGCGGAATACCTGATGGCATGACCTTAGAAGAACTATCAGATTTGCTCAACAGACCAAAGACCAACGTCAGGAAAGTTTTAAAGAACATGCCAGACGTATACATTGACCGATGGGAAGTGGCGCCAAGAGGGCAGTACAAAGCTGTCTGGTGTGCTGTTATTCCCCCAACTGACTGCCCAAGACCAAAAGGAGTAAGCAATGGATGACGACGATATTCAGGACTACGTTCGCCCTTGGAAGAGGTTAACGGACGAGGAGATTCAGAAGGCTTTAGGCGTAACTGCTGAGAGCTCCAACTGGAACATGATCATGGTGCTCGAGTGGGCAAAGAAGATTGAAGCCGCAATTCTGGAAAAAAATACATGACCAAAGACGAAGCATTACGCCTTGCGTTGGAGGCGTTGGAATGGCAACAGGAGATGTTGTACACAGCGATGCAGTATTCAGCCGCAAAAGGTATGACATTTTTAGGTCATCCACCAAACCCAAACGAAGCCATCACCGCCATTAAAGCCGCACTAGAAGCGAAGGATGAGCCTGTGGCGTGGATGAATCAAAATGGTGTAGTTCGCAAGGTTGGCTATGAATGGGGGCCAAACAATACGCTTACTGCCCTTTACGCAACCCCACCACAGCGCACATGGGTAGGGCTGACGGATGAGGAGATTGTTTTGATTGTGGCTGAGTGTGCGGCTTCTCATCAGCACACGGACATTCACTTTGCCAAAGCCATTGAAGCCAAACTCAAGGAGAAGAACACATGAGTGATGGCTATTACTGCGTAGTGTGCGGCAGGTTTTTGTTGGCAAACGAACACGGGGTCATTGTGCATGACGATATATTGCATCCGCAAGAAATGGATTTTGCAGACGAGGAGAAACCACAATGACTCCATTAGTTTGTAAAGCCGTTAAGTTCGCGCCAGAGCCAGAAACAGCACTGTGGTTTGATGTTGGTCAGATGAATACAACTCCCGCAATGAAAGTTCCTGCTGATTCCTTAATGAACTTGCCATCAAAAAGAACTGGCATTGTTGGACTTGACACAGGCGGAAAAGATTTTGCCCTGTGGCTTACAAAGGGTGATGGTTCTGTTGCCGTTGGAGGGTGTTCAATGTGGCATGGTGGCAAATACTTTGCGCCATACGCATACATCGTAACGCCAGATGGCTTTAAGGTTTACCGCAAAGGTGAAGAAATCACCCTAGAGGACATCAAGCCAGTGCATCGCATGGTGCTTGCTGTGGTGACCAAGTTGGCCATGCAGTCTGAGGGCTACAAACCTACACCCCAACGCACATTCATCAACCAAAAGCGCCAGTCAAAAGGAAAACCAGCCTTGACATTTGATTGGCACACCGTAGTGATAGAGCCGCCAAAACAAAAGAATGACCCGCAAGGTGGTACACACGCAACGCCACGCCGCCATCAAGTGCGTGGACATTGGCGCACTTACAAATCAGGAAAGCGCGGTTGGGTGAGTGAATGTTGGAAAGGTGATGCAAGCAAAGGAACTGTTTTTAAAGACTATCAACTCAAGGAGAAAAACACATGACTGACTGGACACAAGAAGAGGACGAAGCCTTCAACGATGTTGAAAAGCACAGTAACCTTGGCAAACAAATACTGCGTGAGCTAGGACAGCCGTACCACTACGATCTTTTTGTGTCCCCATCACAACGCAATCAAGTGCTGGAAGAGGTAGCGCTTGAGTTCGACAAGATGACCAACTTCGGGGACACGGCGGCATCCTTCGCATGTTACGTGAGGGGTATGAAGCAATGACAGAGCAAATCTGGGAAGCAGACTGGATCAGCGAGAACCCTGAGCTAGCAAACAAAGCTATTACAGAGCTACAGACTCAGGTGCAAGAGCTAGAGTCAAAGCTGAAACACGCAAACAACAAAATCGCCAAACTGGAAAGCCAAAACAAAGAATACAAGCTCACCATCAAAGACATGGACAGAAGGATCATGAGGGGATTGAAAGACTAACCATTGCAAACAAAACGAAACGTGCGTTAAACTTCACGTTAAAAGGAGTTCCAGCAATGGCAAAGAAACCAAAGAGTCTTCCCAGCGACACTGTCGCCGACGTGACAGGTGAGCCGCAAACAAAAGAAGTGACAAAGATGGGTAGACCTTCTGTCTACTCAGACAAGGTTGCAGACGATATATGCATACGGATAGCTTTAGGTGAGAGCTTGAGAAAGATATGCATGGAAGAGAATATGCCTGCGCAGTCTTCGGTGTATGAGTGGTTGCTCCGCTACTCTGACTTTTCGGAGAAATACACACGCGCACGTGAACTTCAGGCTGAGACACAGTTCGATGAGCTGACTGACATTGTTGACCAACACCCTGAGCTGGCTCACGTCGTTGACAAGAACGGCGAGCTAGTCGAGGTCAAGTTCGACTCCTCTTACGTAGCTTGGATGAAGCTCAGGGTTGACACCCGCAAGTGGACAGCCGCTCGCATGGCGCCCAAGAAGTACGGTGACCACAAAGCGCCAGAGCAGAAGGAGGATCAAACCGTCATCGATGTGTCGGTCAGGGATCTCATGGACGTGGCTGTCAAGCGCCTTGAGTTGATTCGGATCGCTGAATGAGCGCTGTCATTGAACAGGACATTCTGGACATCCTGCAAGACAAGGATCTCCAGAAGAAGCTTGGCCCCTACCATGGAGCGGCATACGCCACACGCATTAAATGGCTCTCTGGCGCGTTTAATCACCAGAAGCTACCCCAAGGTGAGTGGTGGTCTATCTGGCTCATGCTTGCTGGTCGTGGAGCTGGCAAGACCCGTACTGCGGCAGAACAGCTCTGGTGGTGGGCATGGGAGAACCCAAAGACCCGCTGGCTGGTATCTGCCCCCACATCGATGGACGTTAGGGGTACGTGCTTTGAAGGTGAGTCAGGGCTAGTCGCTGTGATCCCAGAGATCCTGATCGCTGACTACAACAAAGCCCTGCATGAGATCACGCTGGTCAACGGTAGCCTGATCAAAGGTATCTCAGCCTCTGAGCCTGATCGCTTCCGTGGTGGTCAGTACCATGGCGCATGGCTGGACGAGTTAGCGGCTTGGGACTACCTCGATGAAGCTTGGTACAACATCCAGTTCGCTGTGCGTCTCAAGAAGGCTGATGGCAGGACTCAGGTGATCGCCACCACCACACCTAGACCCAAAGACCTGATCGTAGAGCTGTTGGGCAGGGAAGGGGACGACGTAGCCATTACCACCGCCTCGACCTACGTGAACCTAGCTAACCTTGCTCCAAGCTTTCAAAAGCAGATCCTTGCATACGAAGGTACTAAGATTGGCAGGCAGGAGATCCATGCTGAGCTGATCGACCCAGAAGAGTCAGGTATCGTTAAGCGCGAGATGTTCAAGCTGTGGGCGCCAAACAAGGAGTTCCCTAAGTTCGAGTACATCCTGCAAAGCTACGACTGCGCCAGTTCAGAGAAGACTGTCAACGATCCGACAGCCTCCATCACGTTTGGTGTGTTCAAGCCACTGGATGGCCCGATGTCCGCGATGGTGATCGACTGCTGGCAAGACAGGCTCCAGTATCCAGACTTGCGCCCCAAGGTGATCGAGGAGTACGACGTGGTCTACGGTGAGGGCAAGAACAAGAAGCGAGTTGACCTGATCCTCGTAGAAGACAAGTCCGCAGGTATAGCTCTTATACAAGACTTACAGCGTGGGCACTTGCCTGTGAGGGCATATAACCCCGGCAAAGCGGACAAGATCCAGCGCCTGAACATCGTCTCCAACATCATCGCCGCAGGCCGTGTATGGATCCCTGAGAGCAGTGTCAGGAAGGGCTACGTCAAGGACTGGGCTGAAGGCTTTGTCTCACAGATCTGTAGCTTCCCTGACTCGACGCATGACGACTTCGTGGACGCCTGCACCCAAGGGCTACGGTTCCTGCGTGACGCTGGGTGGTTGGACATCGATGGCGCCCCAAGGGATGATTACGACGAGGAAGACTTTGTGGACAGTGGTATGTCCCGTAAGCTTGAGAACCCGTACGCCGCATAAAGGAAAGACAATGATCCACCACACACCAGAAGGTCGCTTCATCAAGCTGGGACTAAACTTCAGCCGCTCAGCGAATGGGTTTCGCCTTCTATGGGCATGGTATGACTTTGCTAAGCATGAGGCTTTCACTGCTAGGGTTCGCTTCCGCTGGCGCATAAGGCCATATTTCCTGTGGTCGGTTGAGCGCCACAACGTGATCGAAAGCTACATGAACATGCACGGTTTGGCGATGGTTGAACGAGAAGTGCTGGAAGACCTGAACGCCATCGAGTTAGACTACAAGCACCTGAATGACTCGGTTGTGCTGATCAAGCCATGATGGACGGATGCCAACACCCAAGGTATCATTGGAACAACAGCAACTCAGCAGGATAAGCCATGGCTGACGAAAACAAACCAGCGTTCTACCCACGAGTTGGGAACATCAAGGCAAAGAACTTCAGATCGGCTAAGCCAATGCCGTTCATTGATGACGAACGTGCGATGGAGCTCCCGCAGTACAGCGAGAACATCAGAGGCTTAGGCGGGGTTGACTTAAGCGTCCCTACCAAACAGAACCTAGAACTTAACAGACGCATTACCCAGCGCGATGCTGACCTTATGCGTCAAGTGCAGGCTGACAGGTCTATCCCTGAGAAGCTTGCTGGTGGCTTACAGGCTGGCAGGTTCATGGGTTCAGCGCTGACTCAAGCCATCAACTCAGCCCCTACACGTCTCTTCAAGGGCGACGAGGCGGCTGACAAGTTCATCCAAGAGCGCATCTACAAGCCTGAGCAACCCTTGGCTTATGAGTACGCTCAGGACGTGGGCGACTTCCTCGAGAAGCTCGAGACTGAGTACAAGATTCCTCCCATCTTGCCCGAAGCGGTGGCTTTGCAGTACCTAACAGGCCCAGCCACATCCCAAGCCACGAGAGCGGCAGGCAGTGGCGCAGAGCAGGCTGGCAGGGCGCTAGAGCGAAGCATGGAGCCAGTCGTCAGGGGCGCCTTAGAGCAAGGTGGTTTACCTCGTGAGATGGCTATGGCTATGGGTGCAAACACGCAGTCCAACGTGGTCAAGCCATACGGTGGCAATTGGTTGGGTGGCGGTGATCAGTTAACCATTCCTGAGAACGACCTGCGCAGGTTAAAAAGTGTTTATGACCCAGAGGTTGCACTGGAAGATTTGCGTCAGTTGAGGGCGCAATATGGAGATTTACCAGCGTACGACACAAGTGAACGAACAATATTGAACAACAAAGCGGTTAACAACTGGATTGACAGCAACCTAAAGAACTACATCAAGAAGGAAATGGGTACACCTGACGACCCAGTTCGTAAGCTGGCTGAGGAAGGCATCATCCACACCCCGCTACGTGAAGACCTAGATCGCATGGACTATCTTCAGGCTACACGCAAGGCAGAAGGATTTCCTGCCGAGGGCATGGCACAGTCACCACTTGCTAAACAGTGGGAGAACTTAGCCGATGATGCAATTAGGGTGAGCAAGGCTGGCAAGATACAAGAGGCGGCAAATATTTCCGATAGGGTATTGCAAGCCAGAATGGAGATAGACGCTTACACAAAAGAGCTTGATAAAAACTTCCTTGCTCGTATGGGTGAACATGTAGGCAACAAAGATTTCAGCCCTAAAGAAGCTGAGATACTTATGCGAATGCCAGAAATTCAAAAGGCAGAGATTTTAGGCGACACAAAGTATAAAGAGCTTAAAGAAAATTTGTATCAATTGATGGCAAGAGAGCAGGGGTTTGAGAAACGAGCTGGTGAACTCAATCCCTTTGTCAGCAAGCTTGACCCAGAGACAAGGCTGTACTCAGGCTCAGTCTACGACTTAGGCTTTGATCACATTGTTGACGTGTTGAAAGAAGACCTTGCCACTGGTCGCATCCGCCCTGAGCAGTTAAACAAGGTCAGCATGGAGCAGGCAGTACGCCGCACCTATGAGTACGACCAAGAGCTGGCTCGCAAGATGAACGAGGCTCGCATGACTTCTCGTGCTGAGTTGCCTGTGTACAAAGAATACCCAGAAGGTTTGAGGTGGGTGGAGCTAAACCGCCCCGGCGACTTTGCCGCTGAGTCAGACGCAATGGGCCACTCTGCTCGTGGCTACGAGCCGCCACAAGGTCATCCCGATTGGGTGAAAGATTCTGGCGAAGAGGGTCATTCTTCTTACGGACTTGGCGGATGGGAGGCTATCAAGAGAGGCGATGCCAAGGTGTATTCATTAGTTGACGCCAAAGGCGAACCACATGTAACGATTGAAGTTGGTAGAGCCCCCCAAAGTGCTCGTGGTTTTTACGATCTTCCATCAGACATTCAAGATGAAATTCGCGATACATCTATGGACGCTGTTCGAAAGACAGACGATCCAAGATTATGGGATCGCAACGAAAACCTTTCTGATTATGGCTACCAAAAACTAGAACAAATTAAAGATGAAATGGCTCGTGACTGGTTAAAAAATAACACTCAAAATAAACCTGATCGGATTGTCCAAATCAAAGGTAAACAGAACGCCAAACCAAAAGCAGACTACCTGCCATTTGTGCAAGACTTTGTACGCAGTGGAAATTGGTCTGACATCCGCGACTTTCAAAACACTGACTTGATTTCAGCAGATAAAATCAGACAAGCTGGCTGGGACATGACTGGCGTTGACAAGAAGTACTTGACAAAGCAAGAGTACGACGACCTGTTGCTTAACGAACTGAACAAGCCAAAGGGCATGAAGCGTGGAGGTGTGGTCATCTCCAACAACCCAGACGCCATGATGCTGGAGGTGAACAACAAGCGCATGAAAAAAGGCGGCTCAGAGGACGACACTAAGCCATTCTTTGGCGGAGCTGGTACTAAGAAGTACGCCGCCGCTAAGAAACGCGCTGAGCAGGCGGATGTCAATACGTTGAAAGATCCTCGCACCTACGCCGCTGTGGCTGGCTTCTTTGGTGAGCGTCCAGATGAGATGGGCTTTAGTGTCCTGCACCCTGACTTCCAAGGCGTTAGAGAGGCGGCTGATCCTGCGTTCTATGCTGGTACAGCGTTAGGTGTTGCTCCGTTGATGAAGGCGTTCAAAGCGCCAGCCATGGCATTAGGCAGAGCTGGTGAGAAGTACGCTGAGAAGGTTGTTCCTCAGATTATGGAGCGTGGTGGCGTAGGCGCTGACATCCTTGGCGGCTTGGCGCAGGGCACTCGCTCAAACGTCTATCTGCCGCATACGCCGCAAAAACCTGATCCCAACGTGGGATCTCGATACAAAACCCAATATGTCGGCAATCTAGCGCCTAAGTATGACTTTGACATTCAGACCGAACAAGGCTCAAGTGTTATGTCTAATCCATGGGACTTGACCAGCCGTGGCGAGAAGGTTCTAGAAGTCTCTGACATCCCGTTGTCCAACCAGATTATTACTGAGGGTGGTCACGACTTCGCTAGAGACATTGCAAACATCAAAGCCAACATTGGTGGCGCGTCTGGTCGTCAAATAGCTGAGCGGATGCAGGATCGCGTGAATGACGCTCACTTTGCCAACTTGTTTGACAAAGGTACAGGTCGCGTGTTCACCATGCCAAGCACCATGGACGTTAAGGGATCACACTTTTCCACAATGCCTACTGACATTGTGATGGACATATTCCAGCAGGCTGGGCTAAAGCCAAAGGACGTGGAAAGAGTTACTGACGATCTGCGCACGTTTGTGTTTGAGGGAGAGAGGGGCAAGTTTAAAAATGCTTCGCCTGTTGGATCGCCTGAGTTCTTAAATGAGTTGCGCGTTGGCGGCAAAGGCTTCAGTGCTGGTGACCTGCGCAAAGGTCTGATGGATCGCATGAGCAAGTCAGAGTATCAGCAGATGCTTGGCTACAACATTGAAGACGTGTACGGTGCTATTGGCGATCAAGCGCTTAAAGGCTTGCCCAAAGGGTTTGTGGGTAACACCATGATTGAGACTAGCCCATTTGCTGGGGTCAAACCAGCAACGCATCAGTCTTATGACACAGCCAATTTAGGCAAGTACGCTGGCAGTATGCCAAGTATGCCGCTTGAGCTGATGATGCCAGACCTATTTAGGGCTATAGAAATCAATTACTTAAAAGATCCAAGATACCGTAAGCTGACCCCAATGCAGTTGAGAACCATGATTGTCAACACGATTGAGAAGCGTGGCAACGTAATCTCCCAGCCAATCAACCAGCGTGTAGTAGACAACGTCATGCGTTATCAAGAAGGCTTAAAGCAAGGCCACTTTAAGCCTAACGACTACGAAGGCATCATGAAGTTTATGCAAGCCACTGGTGGCTACAAAGATGGCGGAGCTGTCAAGAAAGCCGCTGGTGGCGAGATTACTGGTGACGACCTGATCATTGAAGAGAGACCACTATGAGCCTAATTGGAGCACTCAAAGCCGCCAAGAAGACGGCGCCCTTTTACTCCGCAGTGGATGAGGCGCTAGCCGCTATCAAGAGACCCAAGGGCACAGGCGCTGAGTTCTTTACGGAGCTGAGCAAACAGCCCGGTGTCAAGAAGGCTGAGCTGGCTGACCGTAAGCTTGAGCAGGCATTCAAGGCCAAGGGCAAGATGACCAAGGAAGAGGCTCAGCAAGTCCTCAAAGACAACCCTCCTCCTAAGCTTCAAGAGCGCCAGCTTGCTGAAATCAGTGATGATGAACGCGATGAGGCGCTACGTGACAACATGGAGCGCTTTGGTTACGAGTCTTGGAGTGAAGTTCCTAGTCGCGTAATGAAAAAATGGAACGAAGAGATTGATGCCGACATGGAAAAGTACGGCGACTACAAGACTGCTGGCGGCAAGAATTACCGCGAGATCCTGCTAAAGCTTCCAGCGTCCCGTCCTGATCCAAACAACTACAGAGACCCAGCTCAATACGACGCTGATCTGCGTTCTTTTAACGCCAGTGGCAAAGCCGACTACCAGTCAAGCCACTGGAAGGAAGACCCCAACGTCCTAGCCCACATGCGTGTCCAAGACCGCAGAGGCCCTAATGGCGAGAAGATCTTGCATGTTGAAGAGATCCAGTCTGACTGGCATCAAGAGGGGCGCAAGAAGGGCTACCAAAACAGTGACGCAATCTTAAAAGCCAAGCAAGAATTGGATGACTACGCCAAGGACGCTAGAGAGCGCCTTCGCCAGATCATGCTTAAAGAATCTGAAGGTGAAATGGCTCCAGACCGTGCGCTTAATTACGTTAACAATTTTGTTAATGGAATGGACGACAGCGGCGTTGCTGGTTTTTTAAATGAAAAGCCGATCTTCAATGAGTTGCATCGTGCGTCAAGATATTCTGGCGGGACTGGCGTACCTGACGCCCCATTCAAGAAGAACTGGCACGAGCTAGCGATGAAGCGCCTGCTGAACTATGCCGCTGATCAGGGATACGACAGCATCGCCATAACGCCCGGTGTTGAACAGGCAAAGCGCTTCAACCTTAGAAATCAAGTTGAGCAAGTAAGTTACACACCAGCCACCAAAAACCTGATGGCCTTTGACCGTTCAGGTAACGCTGTTGTAAATGAAAGCAACGTCAACCCAGAGGATCTGGAGAAGTACCTTGGCGTGGGCGTCACTGAAAGATTAAATCAAGCAGAGTTTGAAGGCCCTTCACGAGTGCTTCGAGGAGAAAGTCTTGAGGTCGGTGGCGAGGGCATGAAGGGCTTCTACGACCAGATCTTGCCAAACTACCTAAACACCTTTGGCAAATCATACGGCGCTAAAGTTGAGCCTATGTCTATTGACATGGGTGGCTTCAAAGTAAACCGCGACAGCTACCCATTGCCATACCGTCTTGAATTGGCAAATTCACCTGACATCATCTCTCGTTTTGCTACCGCTGAGGAAGCTTGGGCTGAAGCTCAAAGGATGGGGCAAATGCCCCTGCACAGCTTCAAGATCACGCCTGAGATGCGTGAGCAGATCAAGCAGAAGGGCTTACCCCTGTACCAACAGATCGGCATCCCAACTGCTGGCGCTGGTGCGGCATCTCAGATGCTTGAACCTGAAGAGGAAGCTGGTTTGTCTATTGGAGGCATGGTCAACTCAGCAATCAAACAGGCACACCTTGCTAAGCTTGCCAAGATGCGTGAAGAGATGACTCCGAGAGCTGAAGCCGTAAAAAGCCTAATTGCCAAGGATGAGAACAAGTACTTGCGTGACGTCACTCCTAACTCTCTGACTAACGCAGAGATTGAGGCTGAGATTGCTCGCATGAAAGCAAAAGCAGAAGCATCACAACCTGAAGTTAAAAAGGCTGATGGCGGTGCAATAAATTTCGATACAGTGCCCGATATGTCCGACGGAGGGCGTATGATTCAGGGTGCTCCATTTAAACGTGGAGGTAAAGTCAATATGACCGCCAACCGCGATACCATGTTTTTGGAACTGAGCAACAAAAAGCTCAAAAGGAAATAAGTTATGGCAATTCAATTCCCGCAAGACCCCAACGCTGGTCGCTTCATCGAAGGTCTGAGGAACGAGCAGGTGGATGAAGACGAAGGCATTGAGTATGAGATGCCACCTGAAGAGGCGGAGGTTGAAGAGTTGCCAGACGGCTCTGCTATTGTTCGCATGGAGAGTAAGGGCCCTATGGAGGATGAGGACTTCTACCAGAACTTGGCTGATGTCCTTGACCCCTACGACCTGAATAAGATTGCTCTGCGCTACATGGACTTGGTCGAAAACGACAAGAAGTCTCGTGAAGAGCGTGACAAGAAGTACGAAGAGGGATTGAAGCGTACGGGCATGGGGAATGATGCCCCCGGGGGTGCTACCTTCATGGGCGCCAGCAAAGTTGTTCACCCTGTCATGGCAGAAGCCTGCGTTGACTTCGCCTCCCGTGCCATCAAAGAGATGTTCCCGCCAGACGGCCCTACCCGTACCAAGATCTTGGGTGACGTGGATGAGTCCAAGATTCAGAAGGCTGAGCGCAAGCGCGACTACATGAACTGGCAGTTGACTGAGCAGATTGAAGAGTTCCGCGATGAGCAGGAACAGATGCTGACTCAGCTTCCCTTGGGTGGCTCACAGTACATCAAGCTCTGGTACGACGACAAGAAGAAGCGTCCTTGTGCTGAGTTCATGCCCATCGACAACATCCTGCTACCCTTTGCCGCGGCTAACTTCTACACAGCCCAGCGCGTCACTGAGATGCAAACGATTACTGAGTGGGAGTTCAAGAACCGCATTCGCTCAGGCTTGTACCGCGACATCGACCTGATCCGCATCAGTGCTGAACCTGAAGAGACTCACTCTGAGAAGGCTAACAACAAGATCGAAGGTCGTAAGTTTGAAGACAACGAAGATGGTCTTCGCAAGGTCTATCACATCTACACATGGTTAGAGCTGGAAGATGACCCACTGACTAACGGTGAGTCCGCCCCCTACATTTTGATGGTTGACGAGCACGAGAACGAGTGCGTGGGCCTCTACCGTAACTGGGAAGAGGGCGACGAAACCCAGACCAAGCTTGATTGGTTAGTCGAGTTCAAGTTCATTCCATGGCGTGGTGCATACGCTATCGGTCTGCCACAGCTCATTGGAGGGCTGTCAGCGGCTCTTACAGGCTCTCTACGCGCTTTGTTGGACTCTGCCCATATCAACAATGCGGCAACCATGCTCAAGCTCAAGGGAGCGAAGATCTCTGGTCAGTCCCAACAGGTCGATGTGACTCAAGTCTGCGAGATCGAGGGGGCCCCCGGTGTTGACGACATCCGCAAGATCGCCATGCCTATGCCCTTCAACCCACCTTCAGCGGTGCTATTTCAGCTTCTAGGCTGGTTAGATGGTGCGGCTAAGGGGGTAGTGACCACCGCAGAGGAAAAGATTGCTGACGTCAATTCCAACACCCCTGTTGGCACAACTCAAGCTTTGATCGAGCAAGGCGCCGCAGTGTTCTCTGCCATTCACTCACGCCTGCACGAGTCACAAGGTCGCGTCCTGAAGATCCTCGGACGCCTAAACCGCTGGTACTTGGACGAGCAACGCAAGGGTGAAGTGGTTCAAGACCTTGATATTCGCAAGGAAGACTTTGCTTCAAACACGGATGTGATCCCTGTTTCTGATCCGCACATCTTCTCCGAGACCCAGCGTATGGCTCAGAGCCAAGCTGTGATGCAGATCATGAAGGAAAACCCAGACCTGTTCAACCGTAAGGTGGTGGTCGAGCGGTTCTTAAAGCAGATTAAGGTTCCCGGCATCAACGAGATCATGAAAGACGTCCCTGCACCTGAGAAGCGTGACTCTGCGAATGAGAACGTCGCCATGATGCTTGGTCAAGCGGCGTTTGCCTACATGGAGCAAGACCACTTGGCACACATCCAGAGCCACTTGGACTTCTACAAAGACCCAATCTTTGGCTCAAATCCTATGGTTCAGCCAATTATCCTTCCTCAGATGGTCGAGCACATCAAGCAACACTTGTCTATGTGGTACTTAAACCGCATGAACGGCTACGTTGTCAAGACTTTGGGACGTCAAGCCACGGACTACGACAATCCAAAGATCACTCCAGAGGCAGACAAGCTCATGGCTATCGCCTCACAGCACGTTTCTTTGGACACACAGAAGGTTTTTGCGCAGGTTGTCCCAGAATTGCAGGGCATGATGCAGACAATGCAGAAGCTCAAGCAGGGTCAGACCCCTCCAATGACCCCAGAGGCTCAGGTTTTGCTCCAGACAAGCATGGCAGAGACCCAGCGCTTGACTGCAAAAGATCAAGCGGACAACCAATTGGCTGTTCAGAAGCTTCAAAACCAACAACAACTGGACGTTGCCAAGCTCTCGCAGAGCCAACAGCAGTTCAGTGCCGAACAACAGCTCGAAGTGGCGATGCAAACAGAGAAAAATCTCACACAAGAGCGCATAGAGTCTGCAAGGTTGACGCGAGATGCGGCAAAACTGCAACAAGAGCAGGTAAAAACTGCAACCGAGCTTCAACGTGAAGCACAAACCTACTTAGGAGGCTGAAATGGCTACATCTAACCCTTATCACAACGAAGCAGTGCCCATGCACAAGCGTATTGCCGCAGGCGAGAAGCTTGATGGCACGTCTTTAAAGTCCTCTGGCAACACAGCGCCAGCAAAAAAACAAGGAGGCGCCCTATCGCAAGCTAAAAAGAAATAAATATGTTCTCAGTCAGAGATCTGATCGGCGCAATTGAGGTACGGATGGCTGAAATACGCCTCTCGTTAGCGTTGGGAAACGCTGTCAATATCGAATCCTACCAGCGCATGGTCGGGCAGTACCAAGGTCTACAAGATTCCTTGGACATTATTAACAATATGTTAAAGAAAGATGAAGAAGATGAGCGATAACCCCGAAGTGTTGGAAAACGCTGAAGTGAAGTGGGCATTCCCCGCTGTGAACCCGGGTGCTAAGCCATTAGGTGGTCGAATTTTGGTGCAATTACGTCGCACAAAGCAGAAAACGACAAGCGCAGGGATCATTTTGGTCGAAGAGACCAAAGAGACCGAGAAGTGGAACAACATGGTGGCGAAAGTCATCGAAGTTGGCCCTCTCGCATTCAAAAACCGTGACACCATGCAAGGCTGGCCTGAAGGCTCGTGGTGCGAGGTCGGTGATTACATCCGAGTCCCTAAATGGGGCGGAGATCGTTGGGAAGTTAAGGTTGAAGGACAGGACGATCACGAAGATCCAGCCTTGTTCATGATCCTAAACGACCATGAAATCATCGCCAAAGTCACTGGTGATCCCTTAGCCATGAAAGCATTCTTATGACCACAGATAACGAACTTGACAAGATTGTTGTCACGGAAGAGGCAGACGGTTCAGCCGTTATTGACCTGCCTGACAGCATCGAATCCCCTGATGACCAAGACGACGACCGCGGCATGTCCGCTGGCGGCTCCTCTGATGCTGACGACGATGTCGCCCCTGAAGATGAGACCGAGTACCAGCGCGCACGACGTGAGAAACGCCGCGCCAAGCGTGAGCTAGCCAAGAAGACAGGCGTAGAGAAGGACATGAAACTCCAGCTCTTGGAACGCAAGAACCAAGAACTGATGGAGCGTCTGTCTGTGGTGGAGCGCAAGACGCACTCCGCAGATCTCGCCCGTATCGACAAGGCTATCGAAGACCAAGAGCTTCGCTTGCAGTACGCCAAGATGAAGATCTCTGAGGCGGCAAGCGCTTCAGATGGTCACGCCATGGCGGAAGCCCAAGAGATGATGTATGAAGCCCGTCGTCAGATGGAAGCTTTGTCCAACTTTAAGAAGGCGGCTGTAGAGCCACGCCAAGCCCAAGGAAACGTCCCAGATCCTCGCCTGCAACGTCTGGCGGCGAACTGGATGGAAAAGAATGATTGGTACGACCCGAACGCTCGGGATACCGATTCCAAGATTGCAAAGCAGATTGATGAGACTCTGGTTTCGGAAGGTTGGGATCCAACTTCACCCGATTATTGGAATGAACTCGACAATCGCTTGCATAAGTACTTGCCACACAAGTACAATGACACCACGGACGTACGTTCGTCTACTAAGAGACCAAGGAGTGTTGTAACAAGTTCTGGTCGCGAAAGCGTCAACGGAAGCACCAACAGGAACACATTTGTTTTGAAACCAGAACAAGTGCGAGCAATGAAGGATGCTGGCTTTTGGGATGATCCCGAGAAGCGATCCAAGATGATTAAGCGATATGCGCAAGAAGCTAGAAACAACTCTTACTAAGGAAACAAGTATGACCGAATCACGTTTGAAAAAATCTCTGAACGCAGGTGGACGCAATGATCGCGCAAGCGAGGACGCAAGTCGCGCCGCTCCAGAAACAAAGTTCGTAAGCTCACAGGAACGTCGAAAGATGTGGAGTGATGAATGGAACCAATCAGCACTGCCAAAAGTACCAGAGATGCCGGGCTGGCACCTCATTTGGCTCT